AAGCATATTTTGGCATAGCAGGAGTTAATCATATTTTAGACATTTTAGAAAAAATTATTGGAGGACAATTAATGTATAAGATAGAAATATGGAGATTTCATATAATACATGAAACTTATACAAGCAATAATATAAAAGATATATTAAAATGGTATAGAAACAATTGGCAAATATCATATGAATGGGGGAATTGCAGTTTTGAAGTGTATAAAAATGGCAAACAATTATCATTTGATGAACTTGAAGAAATAGGATTTTTTAAATCATTCGAAGATTTAGACGAGGAGGAATAATAAATGAGAAAGACATATAAAGGATATGAACTAGTACAAGCTATAGCAGGAGGTAAAATAAAAGAAGATACAAAGTTCCTTGCAAAATGCCAGGTAATGTATTGGGACGGAAACAACATAGTATTTAAATCTAACCCAAACACGACATTATCCTTGCTACAACTAGCTAATACGGAATTTGTATTAGTAGATGAAGAAATAGATATACAAGAGATAGAAGAATATGAATTTCCAAGTTATACAGATAAATTAACACCAATAGAAAATAAGTTATTAGAACTTATAAATGAAAACAGAAAAGCTATTAAGCAACTTGATAGAAAAATAAAAGGAGGAAATACAAATGTTTAATTTAAGAAAAAGAGTAGAGAATTTAGAAAATCAATTAAAGATAGATCCAGTTGTAATTACAGAAGAGGATTTATATAAATTTTATTTAGAAAGAAAAATAGATGAGATAAATGCAAGATTAAAATATAATTTAAATTATTCTATAGAACATAATACAGAATCAATTAGAGCAGACGGATGGAGGTTTTTCGATATGTCATGGACAACAAGTATAAAGATTAAGATAAGCGATATAGAAATTAAAAAGTTTACTTATACGCCACATCCAAACATAACAAAAAAGGATATTTACAAAACAATATTAAGATACATAAACTCAAAACCTATAAGTTATTTTATAAAATTAGACAAGAAGCTTGAAGATTTAAAGAAACACAATAAAGAATTAGATGATAAGAAATTAAACCTAGAAGAGGAATTAAAGAAAATAATATAAAATTGTAGGAGGTACAAAAGATTGGAAATTAAAACCTTAATTAAATTATTAAAAAACTACAAAGAAAACAAAGCTACATTAAACATTAGATTAAAAGAATTAAAAAACAAAAGAATAGAATTAAAGAATCTAGTAGTAGATACTAGTATAAGTGGAATAAATTACGATACAGAAGGAATACATAGTAAAAATACAATATCAGATAAAACAGGAAATAGTGTAACAAAAGTAGACAGTAAAAGAATAAAGCTAGAAGAAGATATAGCGAAACTAGAAGAGGAAATAAGACAATTAAGAAAAGATGTGGAAACAGTAGATGACAGATTAGAGATATTAACATATAAGGAAAAACAATTATTAATTGCAAGGTATATCGAAGAATGCAGTTATGTTGATATAGGGAACAGAGTATACTATCAAATATATAATGAAACAAGAAGCTCTGATGCAATTAAAAGGATTATAGAAAAAGCCATGAAAAAGATTACAAAAATACAGTAGTCTGAAAATGCATGGTTTTTGCGTACAAAATGCACGGTTTTTGCACTTGTTTTTTCAAAAATAACAGTTTATAATTTATAATAGCAACAGAAAGTTGTGATGGCTCCTTTCATTATTAAATTATTCAATTATAATTACTACGTGAAATTGTGACATATATAGTCACAATTTTTTATATTGCGGGATAGAGTAGTTGGCAGCTCGCTAGCCTCATAAGCTAGAGGTCACAAGTTCGAGTCTTGTTCCTGCAACCATAAGAGTAGATGTTTTATATGTCTACTCTTTTTTAAATGTACTAGACATTGTGAATCGTTAAAAGATCACCTCCTTTCTTAATATAAATATTTGACTAAACAAGCTATTTCTAGTGTAGCTTGTTTTTTTATTTTATAAGGAGAATGAAATGGAACTAAAGATTATAATTTTATATTTATTAATAAAGGTAATGAACATATATGAAAGATAAATTAAATTGGAAAGAATGTATGAAACGTAAATGTGAGCAATGCAAATATTATGATAGATGTTTTAAAAAGGAGAGAAAAACAGAGAATGAAAAAAATAAAATTTTTAGTAAATATTCCAGATAAATATACAAGAGAGGAATACAAAGAAGGACAAGTAAAACAGTTTAACAATAAAAGAGCAGAAGAAATTTTAAAAGCTAGAAGATATAATGGCGAGCCATATGCAGTTGAAGTAGTAGAAAAGAAAGAAACAACAACAAAGAAAGTAGAAAAAGAAAATACAATGAAGGAATAATTATGGCAGAAAGAGATAATCCGTTAATTGCAAAGAAATACAAAAGTAAAAGATGGCAGAAGTTAAGAAGGCAGAAATTAATATTAAATCCTATGTGTGAAAGATGTGAGAAGAAAGAAATATATGTTCCTGCCTATTTTGTACATCATAAAGAATATATAACTGAACAAAATTACGAAGATGATAATATATTCTTCAATATAAACAATCTAGAAAGCTTATGCAAACAATGTCACAACACTGAACATTTTGCAGACAAAGTAGAGTACAAGTTTGATGAAAACGGAGATTTAATAAAGAATGAATATTGAACAAAGAGCAATAGATGACGAAGTATATACTATAACTATATTGAAAAGCCTAACAGATAAAGACAGAATAGATTTAGAAGAAGGTATTAAATCATTACAAAAACACAAGGATTGTAGTAGAATACATTCTTCTAAGTTTATTATTGTTAATACTCACAAGACCAAAGAAGAGATAGAAGAAATAAATAATCAAGATAAGATTCAAGATTTGTTTAGAGTGTACAAAGAGAATAATAGTCAGAAGTATTATATAAATGATAAGACATTAATAGATGAGTTAAGCAACTTAAAGCTTACAGATAAAAACAAAAAAGAAATAAATAAAAAAATTAATTTAATAAATGATTCTATCAAAGAATTAGAAGAATATAGGAAGAAAGTGGAAACAATTATAGCAAATAGCCCCCCATAACCTTACAAAATCAATGCCTATGGGAGAACGGTGGGTGGGCATTCGAAAAATACACAAGTTCTTTCGCGTGAGGGGTGTGGTAGATGAACGAAGATGATGCAGTAAAAAGAGCACTCGAAGATGCTCAAAAGGAAGAAATATCAGAAGAGCAAAGAGAACAAATAAAAAAAGAAATAAACAAAGAAAAAAATAGATTAAAGAAATTATACAAAGACTTACCAGAAAACCAAAAGAAGCTAGCAGAGAAAATTATAGAAAATGCAGCCTTTATAGCTGTCCAATTAAGATTAATGCAAGAAGATATAAAAGAAAACGGCATTAAAGAGTTTTACATGAATGGAAAAGGACAATTTGGATACAAAGAAAGCGTAGCATCTAAAACATATAATGTAAGCATAAAAAATTATATGAACATTATAAAACAACTAAATGATATGCTTCCAGAGGAAAAACAAATTAGCGAGGATGATGAATTTGAAAGATTCAATGATTTAACATGATTACATATACAGAAGAATACTATCAATTTTTATTAAAAAATCCAATTAAAGCTTCTAACAAAGTTTTAGCAGTATATAAGAAACTTGTACAAGATTTATACAATCCTAAACAAGTTTCTTTTTTTAATGAAATAACAGAGGAAGAAGAAACACATACTTATGTATTTGATATTAATAAAGCTAATAGACCAATTAATTTCATCGAAAAATTCTGTAAACATTCTAAAGGAAAATGGGCAGGAAAGCCTGTTATATTAGAATTGTGGCAAAAAGCATTTATTCAAGCATTATTTGGATTTGTAGATAAAGAAACTGGTCTAAGAAAGTACAAAAAAGGAATTTTATTTGTAGGAAGAAAAAATGGAAAATCTACTATAGACGCAGGATTAGGAACTTATATGCTTACTTCTGCTGGAGAAGGTGGAGCAGAAATATATTCTGTAGCTACCAAGAAAGACCAAGCAAAAGTTGTTTGGGAAGAAGCTAAAAGAATGATAAAGAAAAGCCCAGTGCTAGCTAAAAGAATAAGAACGCTAGTAAATGGGCTTTTTTATGATGCAACTGAAAGTTTCTTTAAAGCATTAGCTAGTGATTCTAATTCACTAGATGGATTAAATGCTTTTTTTGTAATTGGAGATGAAATTCACGCTTGGAAAGATAAAAACTTACTAGATGTTATGTATGATTCAATGTCTGCAAGAGAAGAACCATTATTTTTGGAAACTTCTACAATGGGACAAATTAGAGAAAGTGTTTTCGATAATGAATATGAGTATTGTACAGAAGTTATAAATGGATATGAAGGAAAAAGCGACATCGTAGATGAAACAATATTGCCAGTTATATATGAATTGAATAATCCAAACGATTGGCAAAACGAGCTAGCTTGGTATCAAGCAAATCCTGGGCTTGGCACAATTAAGAATATTAAAGATTTACGAGATAAAGTAAATAGAGCTAAGAATAATCCTAGTGAATTAACAAACTTGTTATGTAAAGATTTTAATATTAGACAAAATGACCAAGATAAATGGATAACATTCGATATTGCAAACAATGAAGAAACGTACAACATAGAAGAATTATTCGATACTTATGCAATTGGAGGAGTTGACTTATCAAGCACTACAGACTTGACGTGTGCAACATTATTGATTGTGAAAAATAACAAAAAATATGTAATACAACAATATTTTATTCCAAGTGAAAGATTGGAATTTAAGATAAAAGATGACAAAATCCCATATGACAAATGGGAAAAGAGAGGTTTAGTAACAATATGCGAAGGAGCAAAAGTAAATTACTCAGATGTAACACAATGGTTTTTAAGAATGAATGAGGAATATCTGATTTCCGCTATGTGGATTGGATATGATCCTTGGAATACACAGTATTGGGTAGAAGAAATGAAAAATTATGGATTTGAAATGGTAGAGGTAAGACAAGGAGCAAAAACAATGAGTAACCCTATGAAACAGCTTGAAGCTGATTTAATAGAGAAAAAAGTAAACTATAATAATAATCCAATTTTAAAGTGGTGCTTATGCAATACAGCTGTTAAAAGAGATGAAAATGATAATATCCGTCCAGTTAAAGGCCAAAAGCAACGTCAAAGAATAGATGGAACAGTAAGCTTAATTATAGCTTACTGTGTTCTATTTGAAAAAATGCAAGATTATTTAGTGCTACAGGAGGACTAGAATGAAGAAAGAAAAAAGAAGTTTGTTCAAAATGATTTTTGGAAACAAAAAGCAAAAAATACTAGAACAAACTCTACAACTATTAAGTGGATTTAATGCAACTTATACAGATATATCAGATAACGTTAAAGATAACATAATAGCAAAAGAATGTATAAATGCTATATCTACACATTGTGCAAAAATGATGCCGAAACATTATCAAAGAGATAAGCAATTAAAAACAGCAATAAATGGGGACATAAACTATATTATAAGTTGTAAACCAAATCCTTTTATGACTGTTTACCAATTTTTATACAAAACAACAGCCTTGTGGCTATCTCAGAACAACGAATTTATATATATAGATATAGATAACATGGGGTATTTAAGAGGATTATATCCATTAAATCCTTTATTTTGTACGTTGATAGAATATGAAAATGAAATTTGGTTAAAATTCCAATTTTTAAATGGAAATATTTATTACATAAAATACAGCCGAATAATACATTTAAGAGATTATTACATAGATCATGATTTTTATGGAGATACAAATGATGTTTTATTGAGTGCAATAGAAACTCAAACTGTTGCAGATGATGGAATAAAAAATGCAATAAAAATTAGTACATCACTTAGAGGGACTTTAAAAGCACCTAATGCAATGCTAAAAAGTAGCGACATTCAAGAAATGAGAAATAGTTTTATTGATGATTTATTAAAAAGTACAAGTGGTGTGGCTGGATTAGATTCAAGATTAGATTTTAAAGAAATTAATTTGAATCCAGTACTATTAAATAAAGAACAACTAGAAATGGTTAATGGAAATATATATGGCTATTTTATGATTTCAGAAAAAATAATAAAAAGTGAATACACACCAGATGAATGGAATGCTTTTTACGAAAGCGTATTAGAGCCTCGTGCAATACAAATGGGACAAGCTTTTACAAATGCGATTTTTGGAGATAAAGCGATAAAGGAAGGGCATTGCATTGAATTTTCAGTAAATCGTATTAAGTATGCAAAGACAGAAACAAAAATAAGTTTAATAAAAGAAGCAGGAAGTTTAGGATTGCTTACAGTAGATGAAGGAAGAGAAATTCTGGATTTACCCGCTATTGGAGGAGAAGAAGGAAGTAAAAGATTACAAACCTTAAATGTTATAAATGCAAACTTAGCAGATAAATATCAAGGAGGTACAACTGATGGGAAAGAAGGAACTAGCAATGAAGGAATTTAGGATTAGTGAACTACGAGCTTTAGAAAATAACGACGAAGATAAAATGATAATAGAGGGATATGCAGCAGTATTTGAAACCGAAACTGATTTAGGCTGGTGTAAAGAAATAATAAGTAGAGATGCTTTTAATAATTGTAATATGAGTGATTGTGTCTTGAAATATAATCATAATGATAGTTGTTTAATTTTAGCAAGGACAAGAAATAAAAGCCTAGAATTAACAGTAGATAGCAAAGGATTAAAGATTAGAGCAATTTTAATAGATACAACGCAAAACAGAGATATTTATAAAATGATAAGAGCAGGACTACTAGACAAAATGAGTTTTGCCTTTGCTGTTAAAAAGCAAGAATGGGATTATGAAAATGATATTAGAAGAATAACAGAAATTTCACAATTATTTGATGTTTCAGTCGTAGATGTACCAGCTTATGATGCTACTGAAATTTATGCAAGAGGAAAAGAAAATTATACAAAAGAAAAAGAACAATACCAAAAAGAAAAACTAGAAAGAGAAAAATTAAATTTACTATTAAGTTTATAAACTTGACAAGAGAAGCGGTGGTAGAACTGCTTCTTTTTTTGCTGGTAGAAGCAAGATAGAGTTCTTATAAAAGCGGTGGTAGAACTGCTATTAAAATATTTTAGGAGGAAGAAAAAAATGACTTTAAAAGAAAAAAAAGAAGAATTAAGAAAAAAAATTAATCAAGCTAAAGATGAAAATGAATTAGCTGAATTAAGAAAACAAGTTGAATTGTTAGAAGACTTAGAAGTAGAAGACAAAAAAGAAGAAAAAGTAGATGAAAGAAGCTTGTTAAGAGGAGCAATAGAAGACCTAGAAGAAGAGAAAAGAAAAATAAATCCACAAGACACAAAAGAAATTGAAAAACCAAAAAAGGAGGAAAGAAAAGTGGACGAAAAAGAATTAATTGAGCAAAGAGCTAAAGATTTAAAAGAAGGTAAAGCAATAAAAATAGCTCTTGATAACGGTGAACAAAGAAGTGTTACAGTTTCAGGTGGCACTATTTTAGTACCAAAAAAATATAAAAATGAAATTTCAGAAAGCTTTAACGCTGTTTCTGGAATGGTTGATATGTTAAACACAATTCCTTTAAACGGAGGAGAGTCTTATTCTGTAGCTTTTGAAAAAGGATATGGAGAAGGAGATTACACAACTGAAGGTGGAGAATATAAAGATATAGATGTAGAAACAGACTATGTAGAGACAGGAAGAGCCAAAATAACTTCATACATAGAAGTAACAAATGAAGTTAAAAACCTACCTTCTGCTAATTATTTAGCATTGATTTCTAAAAGAGTAAATAGTTCTATTAAGAAAAAAATAGGAGCACAATCTATTGTTGGTGCTGGAACAACTAATACAATAAGAGGTATTTATAATGCTGACACAAAGGTAATGCCAACTGAAGAAGGAACTAGCGACATAGAATTGACAGCAATTGATGCAGATACATTAAACGACATAACTTTTGCCTATGGTGGTGACGAAGATGTAGAAGCACCTCAAACTTTAATATTATCTAAAGCAGACTTAAAAGCATTTGCTAAAGTTAAAACTACTGATGGCAAATTTGTATATGCTATAACAAAAAATGGAGCTAGAGGAACAATAGCTTATAAAGATGGAGGATTAGCTGTACCATTTGTTATTAATTCTGCTTGTAACTCTATTTCAGACTCTAAAACTACAGATGGAAAATATACTATGATCTATGGTGCGCTTTCTGACTACGAAATGCCAGTATTTAGCGATATAGAAGTTCAAGAAAGTACAGATTATCAATTCAAAAAAGGTATGATTGCTTATAGAGCTGATTGTATAATTGGTGGAACAGTATCTAAATACAACGGATTTGTAAGAGTTAAAAAAAAAGTAGCATAGATCCAGAAATAGATGAATTAAAAATAACTGCAGTTGAAGATCTTACGGCACCAGTTGAAGCGAATACAAAAGTAGCTGACTTAAGTGCAACAGGTGGTACAAGTCCTTATACATATACATTAAAAGAAGAAACAGGAGATAATGCTGAATTTAAAATAAGCGAAAATGAAGTACAAACAAATACACAAATAGCTACAGCTGGAAACAAAAATATAACTGTAGTTGTAACAGATAGTAAAGGAAAAACAAATGAAGCTACTGCACAAATAGTAATAGCAGAGGCAGGAGTCTAGGAGGCAGTAAATGGATAAATTACTAAAACTAGCAAAACAATCTTTAAGTATAGTTGAAACTGCAACAGCTAAAGATGAAGAAATAAAAATGTGGATAAATGCAGGAATAGCAGATTTAAAAAGACAAGATATCGACACAGAAAAGGATGATAGCTTAATAGATTCTGCTATTGTTATGTTTGTAAAATCTAATTTTGGTAATGTAGATATAAAAGAAAAAGAATTAGCACAGAGAATATATAATTTGCTCTGTGCTAATTTAGGTTTATCTACAGACTATAAGGTGGCTGATAAAGATGCATGATGTTGAATGTATACTATTATCTAAAGAAATTGTGCAAGACGAAATAGGCGTAGAAAAAGAAATAACAAAAGAAACACCTATACCAATTATAAAGCACGAAGATATATATGCTAAAGAATATTATGTAGCTAGTCAATCTGGGTACAAACCAACATTAAGAGTTAAAGTAAGTGCTTTAAATTATGAAGGACAGTCAGAACTTAAATATATGGGAATTACTTACACTATTATAAGAGCAACAGAACCTTATGCAGATGAAGTAACTTTAATTTGTGAGAGGAAGATTAAAAATGTCTAAAAGCATATCTGGAGAGATGTTAAGCAAAGAAATAATGAAAGCATTAGAAGGATATGCAGATGATATATCAGATATTGTAGAAAAAGATGCAAATGAAATTGGTAAAGAAGCAGTAAAAACAATTAAACAAGAATCTCCAAAAGGAGCAACAGGTGAATATGCAAAAAGTTGGAGATTACGTAAAGATAAAAAAGGTAAAAATAGTTATATTGTTAAGCTTTATAACAAAGATCACTATCAACTTACTCATTTATTAGAGTTTGGACATGCTACAGCTGATGGAGGACATACAGAAGCACAGCCACACATAAGACCAGTAGAACAAGAATATAGCAAGAAGTTTGAGGACAAATTAAAACAAGACATAGGAGGCTTAAAATGACATTAGAAGAATTAAAGCAAAGATGTATAGAACAAAGCTTTAAATACGCATATGGAAGATTTAAGAATCTAACACAGCCTCCACATTTAGTAGCAATAACGACAGATACAGACAATTTTATGGCAGATAATAAAGTTTATAAAAAGAGACTGCCAATAAAGTTAGATTATACATATATAGACAAGAATATTGAAGAACAAAACAAAATAGAAGACATTATTTTAGCGGATATTCCGTGGAATAAAACAGAAGAAACTTACTTGAAAGATGAAGGCATCTGGCAAGTAAGTTATTTTTTTGAAATTTTAATTTAGGAGGAATAAAAATGCCAGAAAAAAACAATAAAATATTATATGGTATAGAAAAATGTTATGTAGCTTTATTAACAGAAACCGAAGAAGGAATAACATATGGAGAACCTTTTGCAGTTAAAGGAGCAAGAGGTTTAAATATGGATCCACAAGGAGACTTAACAAAGATATATGCTGATAACATAGTATATTTTAAAGCAAATTCAAACCAAGGCTATGAAGGAGATTTAGTATTATTAATTACTCCTGAAGAATTTTTAACACAAATTCTAGGACAAACAAAAGATAAAAATGGAGCCATTTTTGAAAATGCAGATGATAAAATAGCAAGATTTGCATTGATGTTCGAAGGAAAAGGAGACGAAAAGGCTAGAAGATGGGTATTTTATGATTGTACCGCTACAAGACCAAGTAGAGAAAATAATACTCAAGAAGAAAGTATAGAGGCTGGAGAAGAAACAATGACTATTACTATGTCACCTAGAACAACAGATAAAATGGTTAAATGCTATATGGAGCCAAGCGAAACAAACCAAGAATTATATAATAGTTTCTTTACTAAAGTATACGAAAAGGATGCAGAGGCAGGAGTATAGCATATGCTTATAAAAATAGGAGATAAAGAATATATAGGTTATTGTAATGCAATGACCTATATTTTTTATAATAAAGTATTTAATCTTAATATTTTTGATGACTTGGACAAAATAAAAGGATGTCTAATAAAGTTCAAATTACAAAGTGGAAATAAAGAGGATGTAGATAATATGGTCGATATAATATTACGACTGATCTACATTCTTATTTATACGAACAATCAAAATGAAATAAGTAGATTTGAAAAATGGAAAGAAGAGCATAAACATGAGGGCATAAATACAGAAACAATTAATGAAGTAATAGAATATTTAGTTGATAGTTTCTATAGTCAAGAAGTAAGAGAAGAATTAGATAAAATAAAAGTTTCAAAAAATGAAGATGAACCTATTATTTTTCAAGAGCATACATTTCTAAATCAGTGCTTAAATATAGGACTAAGCATAGAAGATATGACCCAATTGTCATATGTAGATATTTGCAAACTTTTAATAGTGAACATGAATAAAGCTAAAAATCTAAGAAAACCAAAATACAAGATAGCAACTACTCAAGATTGGGATGCACTTGCAGCATCATAGGAGGAATTATGCCAGGGAATATAAAAGGAATTATTGTAGAAATTGGAGGAGATACCTCTAAATTACAAAAAGCATTAAATAAAGTAAATAGTCAAAGCAATTCCTTAAGTAAAGAGCTTAAAGGAATAAACAGTTTATTAAAATTGAATCCAAAAAATGTAGAAATATTAAGTCAGAAACAAGAAATATTAAATCAAAGTATAGATACAACTCAAAACAAATTACAACAGTTGCAAAAGATAAAAGAAGAAGCAGATAAAAAAATGGCTTCTGGAGGTAAAATTTCCGAAGAAAACTATAGAAATCTACAAAGAGAAATTATATCAACACAGAACAAATTAAATGGACTAACAGACGAATTAAAACAATTTAATGCAGAAAATACTCAATTAAGCAAAGCAAGTAAAAAAATAGAAGAATATGGCAATAAAATTGCAAAAGTAGGCGACAAAGTAAATGATTTAGGAAACAAAGCTTCTGTTGTATCTGGTGCTGTAGTTGCAGGTGGAGTAGCTTTAGTAAACAGTGCAATGTCTGTAGAAGATGCAGTTGCAAAATATGTTTCATCTACAAATACTGCTGCAAATGAAACTGAAAGATATAAAACTATCTTAGAAAACATAAATAAAGCAAATTATGGAGATGGTTACGAAGATATTGCAAATTCTATGGCAGCAGTAAAGATGCAGTTGAAAGATATAAACGATGCAGATTTAGAAAGCATTACAGAAAAAGCAATTGCATTAAGAGATTTATTTGGTTATGACGTTTCTGAAAGTATAAGAGCTGTTAAAGCGTTAATGGATAACTTTAGTGTTACTGCAGATGAATCTTTTAATTTAATTGCAGAAGGAAAAAAACAAGGACTAGATTTTTCAAATGAACTGTTAGACAATGTAAATGAATATTCTGTACAATTTAAAAAATTAGGATTATCTGCAGAAGATATGTTTAATATCTTCAAAGTAGGTTCTGAAAATGGTGCTTTTAACTTAGATAAAATAGGAGATGCTGTTAAGGAATTTTCTATAAGAGCTATAGATGGTTCTAATACGACAAGTGATGGATTTAAAAGAATCGGACTTAATGCAGATGAAATGGCTAAGAAATTTGCAAACGGTGGAGAAACTGCAAAACAAGCATTTATTGAAGTAGTAAATAGACTAGGGAAAATGGACGACAAAGTATCACAAAGTGTTGCTGGAGTTGACCTATTTGGTACGATGTGGGAAGACTTAGGTCCAACAGTAATAAGTAGTTTCAGTAAGATGGATGCAGGAATTTCTAAAAGTAGTAATTCTATGCAGGAGTCTATTGACGAGTTATATGATACAACAAAGAAAAAAGCAGAAACTCAATTAAAAAGGTTGCAAAGTTTAGGTGCTGACTTTGGAGAAGAAATGCTACCAGTTCTCGAAAAAATAATTGATAAAGCAGAAGATTTTATTGATTGTTTAGAAGATATGAGTGACGAAGAGAAAGAAAATGTTGCTAAAATTGCTCTACTAGTAGCTGGTTTTGGACCATTAACTAAAGTAGTAGGAACAGCAGGAAGTGCCATAGGTACTATAACTAAAGGCTTGGGAAAATTCAAAGAAGCAATGAATGTTGTCGATACTGGTGTAAAGTCTACTTCTTCAGGTATAAATATATTATCTAATATAATTACAGCTTTTAAAAGTCCAGTTGGTTTAGCAACAACAGCACTAACTGCACTAGCAGCAGCAACAGTATACGTTATACAAAAAGGAAAAGAATTAGATCCAGAAGTAAAAAAAGCAACAGATAATATCAATAAAATGACTGAAGCATATAACGAATCTAATGATGCTGCACAACAGCAAATTTCTGCAGGCATAGCACAGATGGACTACATACAAAGGTTAAGAGAAGAGCTCAATCAATTAGTTGATGCGAATGGAAAAGTTAAAGATGGCTATAAAGAAAGAGTAGATTTTATACTTGGAGAATTAAATGAAGCATTAGGGACAGAATATACTCAAACAGATGGAGTAATACAAAAATATAAAGAACTATCAGACAACATAGACTTATTAATTCAAAAGAAAAAAGCAGAGGTAATATTAGATGCAAATAAAGATAATTACGTTAATGCTTTAACAGAAAGAACAAAAGCACAATCAGAATATTCAGAAAATTTAAATAAACAAATAGAACTGGAAAATGATTTAGTAGATTTAAAAGACAAATTAACTAAAAAAACAGAAGAAATGAATGAGGCTGAAAAAAAAGGACAGACAGGAGCTTATTCAGCCTATGAAACTGCCAAAAGTCAAGCTCAGTTTTATGAAACACAAATTCAACAAAAACAAAAAGACTTAGATGCTCAAAAGCAGAATGTTCAAAGTTCATATGAGTTATATAAAAAATATACAGAACTTATAGGTGCAGACGACAAATTACAGACAGCGCTTTTAACTAATAATACTGAAACAATAAAACTAGCATTGCAAGAAAGAACTAATAATATGATACAACAGGCAATGACTGGAAATGAAACTTTGGCACAGCAAATAGAAAAAGAAGGCCTATTATATCAGTCTGATTTGACACTAAAACAAGACTATGTTTCAAAAAATCAATTAGAGAATGCAAAATTAGTAGAAGATGATATAACTGCAGGACAGCAACGACTAGCAAATTTATCTAATCAACTTGTAGAGGAAACAAATAAAATTACTGAATTAAGTCCAGCACAAGTCGAAGCATGGAAGAGGTTAGCAAATGCATCTTATTTAGAATATTCAAATGGTATATCTAAATTATCACCAGATATGCAAACAAAAATACAGGAAGCCACAGGAGTTTTAATTGCAAGTAGACCTGAATTTGCACAACGAGCTGGAGAAGTAGGAACAGAAGTAGCCAATAATTTTGACAAAAATGCTGAAGCAAAAGAAAAAGCTTTAAATACATTACAAGGCTTTTATGAAGGTTTAAATGATGATGAGAAGAAGGAATTATTAAAAACTACTGTAGGGGACAGAGCAGATGAAGTAGCAAAAGAATTTGAGTCTGGAGACTACCAAACTAGCGGTGAAAATGTACTAAAAGGACTTTATAATGGACTAAATAACGGTAAATTGGGACAAAGTCTAATAACAAAGGCTGCATCAATAGCCAGAAGTGTAGCAGAACAATTTAATATACAGTGGGATGAACATTCTCCATCAAAGTTAATGAAAAAGAAAGCAGAATATCTTTTACAACCGATAGGAACAGTTTTTGAAAAAGAAGAAGGAAAACTAAAAAACATTTCAAAAAGTGTTGCAAGAAGTGTAATTGAAGGCTTTGATAGAGGTGGATTTGATAAATTATTAAATATAAATACTAGCCCAAAAATGCAGAATGCTAACATCCCTTCTAACACAACAAATAACAATATAACATATGTTGCTAACATATATGCGCAAACTGTGAATGAACAAAATCTAAAAACTATTTTTGATTATATGAATAGAAGATTTGGTAATATGTACTAATAAATATTTACAAATAAGTTAAACTTGTATATAATCTTCAAAGGAGGGGATTATATGGAACAAGAAAAGAAATTTTATGAAAAAAAGTGGTTTTGGATAATATTTGTAATCATAATAATTATTGCATTGATTTTTGGACAACAAACAAATGAAAATTTGAGCAACAATATAGCAGAAAATAATTTAACGGATTCAAATAAAGTAGAAGAAAAAACATATCAAGCAACTCAAGATTATGATGGAATATATACTTTTGTTTTAGATAGTGACAATGGCGCAGGATATACGTATAATGCAACTGGTGCTATAGAATTTGAAAACGGAGTATGTAAGATAAAATATAATAGATCAAGTCAATTTAATACTTCAGCAACAACTATCGAGTATGAAGGAATTTGTGGATATAATGAAACAGACAATGGAGCTTATTATTTTTTAATACGAGATGAACATAATATTGATAGATATAAATACAAAGTAACAAAGAACGAGCAAAATTTAGTGTGCGAACTTAAAAGCGAATATGATTTAGCTGGTTGTACAAATAGCAAATTAGAGTTAAAATATGTAAATGATGTACAAAACGATTTAAATGTAGCTTTTTCAAAAATAGTAAATGAAGAAAAAAAGAATAAAGAGGAACAAGAAAGATTAGCAAAAGAACAAGAAGAAAAAGATTTTAAATCTAGTTGTCAAACATATACATTTGAGCAAATGGCAAGGAATCCAGATAACTTCAAAGGAACAAATGTTAAAGTTACTGGAGAAGTAATTCAAGCACTTTATGGGTATAATAGTGTTAGTTTAAGGGTAAATATTACAAAAGAAGGAAATTATACCACATATTATACAGATACAATATATGTCACATATACTCCAGAAGAAGGCGAAGATAAAATTTTAGAGGATGATATAATAACAATATATGGAACTTCTGACGGAGAATATACTTATACCAGTACAATTGGTACTTCTATTACATTGCCTTATATAAAAGGAAAATATATAGAAATAAATTAAAAAACATCAAAAAAAACGGATTACGAGAATTGATTTTAAGCCGTTTTATTTTATTATTAGAGTAATTATATACCTTAAAAATACAATAAAAGAGCAGTTTTAGACTGTTCTTTTTTTATTCTTAACTGGAGGAAAAAATGGTAAGACAATTTAGACTTATAAATGAAAAAGGACAAGAATTTAACTTAATGGATTTATACAAGTCTTGTTTTTTATCTGAACCTGATGGGCTAGGATATTCTTACAATACTACATATGAACAAATAGGAAATTCCTTTTTTGAAACTTTAAGGAATGTACAACAAGGACAAATAACTGGAACAGCTAATTTTAGCTGTTATGACAATTATAAGAGCTTTGTAGATTATATAGAAAGTTCTGAAAAATTAAGGTTTGGATACAAAATACCGTATAAAAATCTTCCGATTAAAGAATATTTAAAAGATATAAACATTCAAAGCATAGGCAAAGGACAAATGGACACAGATGGAATATTAAAATGTCCAGTTACATTTGACTGTTTGAGTCTATGGTATGAGGAAAATAAAACTATATATTCTACTTCTGCACAAGCTAATGAAATTAGATGGGACTTTGAATGGGATAGCAAGTTTGTTGATTATAACAATAGAACATTAGAATACATTAACCAAGGTCATGTGCCAGCTCCAGTTTTAATTAAAATTAAGGGTCCAGTTGAAAATCCGACACTGACTCTAAAAGTTGAAGGGCAAGTATATCAAGAAGTAGTAGTAAATGTAGATTTAAAAGAATATGAAACGTTTGAATATTGTACACAAGAAAATAATTTCTATATTAGAAAGGAAAACACCGATGGCACTTATACAGATTTATTTGAATTAGACAATATAGATCCTTCCAACAATAATGTTATTAAATTTCCAAAAGGAAAATCTTGTGAATTAATTATGTCTGCAGATAACGAAATACTAAATGCAGAAGTTAGTGTTTACGCATATTACAAGGTGGTTTAGATATGGCAAGAAGTGTAACAGTTAAATTTAATGATAAATTATACAATGCAACATATAACGAAACGACTGACGAATATGAAGTAGAGCTAACTGCACCCGAAACTGGTGGAATATATAACGCACAAATTTCTTGTGTAGATGGAGATACAACAAATACAACAGATATAGATGTTAGAATTTTAAAACAAGAACAAATAAAAATAACAACAGACGATACATATATGTATATATTTGATTATAAAGATTTTAGTGTTAAAGATATCGTTGAATTGTCTAATTACGAAATAAATATAGACGAAGAAACAAACGCAAATACTACAGTGAATGTATTAAAGAAAACAACAGCAAAAGCGAATGACATAGTAATGATAAAAGAAAATGGAGAAATAAAGTATTGGGGAATTATTCAAGAGATACAAAATGAAAATGGCTCTAAATTATACCAATACATAATTAAATATATTACTAATGTGTTTAATCAGAACGTCATTTTGAATCAGAATATATTAACTACAAATGAAATAGAAGAAGGATATTACAGAATACATAGTAAACTAAATTATAATTTCGTATTTGATGTATTAAATGGTTCATTAGAAGCAGGAGCAAATTTACAAGTATATGAAAACAATAACACAAATGCACAAAAATTTAAAATAACTAAAAGAGCAGATGGAACATATAAAATAATTAATGTTGGTTCTGGAATGGTAGCAGATGTACAAGGAGCCGTATTTGAAAATGGTACTAATGTACAGATGTGGGGCGATACAGATAATGTAGCTCAAAAATGGACATTCACAAAAAGAGATAATAATTCTTATTCAATATATTTGGCTAATACTAATTACGTTATTGATTTACAAAATAGTAACACTTCTAATGGTGGGAATATACAAATATGGGAATATGTAGAAAACGGACAGCAACAATTATGGATATTAGAAAAAATTGATGAAGAACTTATAAGATATGAAGGAATAGAGGATTATATAGCAGAACAAATTAATAAGAATTTTGTTAATAATGAAGATATATTAATGAATCGAGATTACTTAGAAATTAGAGTAAAAACACATACTAAATTAGATGTGTCTGTTTCTACAATAGTAGATGTTCAAAACGATATATACAATTTGCATACATTCATGACAAATTGTACTCAAAATTACAATATTACATATAACGTCTTTTTAGAAAATAAAAAGCTAGTAATTGAAATAGAAAATAAAGAAATAAAAAAAGAGTTAATAGATGTAAACGCTCAACCAATTTCTAATTATACAGAAGTTTTTGAAATAGACGTAGTTTCTAAAGTAGTAGTAATAGCAAAAGACGGTAGCAGATATACATTATATCTAAAAACAGATAGAACAACGACAGAAGATATGTTAGATGAAAATAGAGCCAAAGGCAAAACAGAAGTAGTATATGCAGAAAATGTAGAAGATGCAAAGCAAAAAGCTTTAGATACATTTAAAGGAAATGCATATAATCACAACGTTACGTTTGATTATTATGATAGAGAAATTAAAGTTGGAACACCGATAACGATTAAGACAAAAGAATCTTTGATTTATGATACATATATTTCTGCAGTTACTAAACAAAAGGGAAGTAAGTTTTATAAATATACTTGCGGAAATATAAGAATAGGTTTTATAGATAAACTAAAAAAAGAAAGGAAAAATAGATAATGTTAAAAGGAAATGTTTTTTCGGAGCAGATATTTGAAAATCAAATATTTGCTCTTTTTATTAATACTTTTTTACATGGTAGAAATGGAGTTAGTAACAATTACAAAGAAGGAATGGCTATAACTGCAACTGGAAGTAATATTCATATTGCTCCTGGTGCTGTTTGCATACAAGGAAGATTTTTGGAAGAAGATTCTGGTAAAGATATTGTAGCAGATACAGATAGTCAATATTGTTCTCTAGTTCTAGAAATAAATTTAGATGCTGTTAATACATCAGATACATTTTTACAAGCAGGCTACAAAATAATTAAAAATGCTAGTAATTATCCTACATTAACACAAAACAATATTGTTAAAAATAATGCTGGAATATATCAATACGAATTAGCTAGATTCAGAACTTCCGCGAGTGGAATAACAGATTTTCAAGATAAAAGGACTTTTTTAGATTTTGACACAATATGGGACTTCATAGAACAAGAATGGAATAGAAAGTTAACAGAATTAAATGAAGAATTAGCTAAAGTAGAAGATGGTAGTGCTTATTTCTTAAATTCTAGATTAAAAATATTTCATAACCAAGCCGACGATTCTATGGGAAAAGAAGGAGACATAGGTTTGGTTTATTTTGATTAGGAGGCTTAAATGGCTAGAATAACTGGATATGTAACTCAACACAATGAAGCTTATGAATATTATATAGAGTGGGAAGAGTTTAATATAAATCAACAGGCCAATACTTCTTCTGTAAGAGCTACTTCATATATTAAATGTAATTCTCATAATTCTTGGGCAAATAACAAGACTCAAAAGCTTTGGATTGCAGGAAGAGAATTTAGTAATACATTAAATATAAGTTTAAGTCCAGGGGCAGTTGTACAGCTTGTAAGTGCTACCGTAGATAATATTGCTCATAATTGGGATGGTAGTTTAAGTATAGAAATTGCAGCTTCTGGAGATTTACCAAGTGGTTCTGGATATGGTCCGCTTTGGGGTGAAGCGAAACAAACAGTATGGCTTACACAAATAGCAAGACAAGCTAATTTCACTTCTGTTGACATACAAAATACAACATTGGAACATTTTGATGTTTATTATAATTTAGATAAAACAGTAGATGCAATACAATACAAAGTAAATAATGAATCTTGGCAAAATATTAATCCATATTGGGGCAACTGGAACAAAGAAGCAACTTTTGCAGTACAAGGGTTAAATCCTAATACATATTATTCTATACAATTAAAGGCTACTGTTAATGGAATAGATAGTTATTCTTCTGTATACAATGTAAGAACGTTAGATATTGCTAGATTTACGAGCTTAAATGATTTCTTTTTTGGAGATGTTGTCAATATAACTAAGACTAATGAATCGAATTGGTGGAACTTTTTAACTATTAAAGTTGGAGAAAATGTAATAGTAGAAAGACGAGCATTAGAAGGAAATAATTTAGTTTTTACTTTTACACAAGATGATTTAGATAAACTATACAAAGCTCTAACAAGTTTTAACAAAACAACCGTAGAATTTATATTAATAACATATAATGAATATCAAGAGTGGACAAACTCGAAAAAGGTGCAATGTACTTTTAATGGAAATCAAAAAACAGCCCATTATTATACACAAGATCAAACAAGGAAAAGAGCAAAAGTAATATATTACATAGCTGATGAAACACCTAAAAAGGCAGTATTTGTTATTAAAAAAGAAGGAAAATGGAGGAAGTGCATTTAATGGAAGAGAGAGAGATCTTTTTTAAACAAATAAATATAGAGCCTTCTAAAGTTTATACAAATTCTAAATTTAAGTTAAAAATAAAACTAGAAGACAATTCAATATCAAAATTGTTAACAGAAGACAACTGTGTATTAAAAACGGAAAATAACGGAAAAATTGTAGAGGTGTAAAAATGCTAATTATAGATGAAACAATTTATTTGGAGCGAAAAACAACTGGAATATTAAGCTTAATAATAGACGACTATATTCTAAGAGTTGGAGATACAGTGGTATTGGCAGTTAAAAAGAATGATGAAGAAACAGAAGAATTAATAAGAAAAGAAATAAAAGTAGACATGCAAACTAATACAGTGGAAATAAAAATAAACCCAGAAGACACAGAACAGCTAGAACCTAGCTGTTATTTTTATGGAATAACATTAAAAATGGCTAATGGAGATGTATTCCCAATAATTAAAACTAACAAATTCATTGTGGAAAGGGTGATACCGAATGTGTGACGAAAAATGCTCTTTGCACGCAAGGATAGAATCGAAAATAAATATAAATGGAAAATTAGGATTTGGTACAGAGAATATTGGTGGTACTACTAATTATAACAACTTAGAGAACAAACCAAAAATAAACAACATTGAGCTTAAAGAAAATAAATCTAGTAAAGATTTAAAATTGCAAGACGAAATGGAAGAATTTACTAATATAGAATTAGAATCTATATTTTCAGATTTATAGGAGGAGTAAAAAAATGGCTGATAAAAAGAAATATATTGGCGAAAATGCCTTAACTTATATAAAAACACTATTAAAGAATAAACTTGCAAACAAAGTAGATAAAGAACATAAAACTGGAAGTGAAACAGACTACAAAGTGTTATCTGACAACAACTTAACAGATGAACTAAAACAAAAGATTTTAAACGCAGGAGACAGCTCCTTTAGTGGACAATTTGCTGACTTGACGGGAAAACCTACTACTTTAGCTGGATATGGCATAACAGATGCAAAAATAGAAGGAAAGACAGTAACGTTAGGAGCTGAAACAGTAACCGTTCCAACAAACAACAACCAATTAGAAAATGGAGCAGGATATCAAACTTCTAGCGAAGTACAAAGTGCTATAAATTCTGCGACAACTGATATGGCTACTAAAACCTATGTAGCACAACAACTAGCAAATATTAATAAAAAACAAATAGTAACAAGTACAGAAGAAATGACAGATGCAAATATAATTTATTTAATGTCAAATAATGGAGAAGAAGACAATATTTATGATGAATATCTTGTAATAAACGGAAAACCAGAAAAGGTAGGAACTACAGCTGTTGACTTAACAAACTATTTAAAAGAAGATGATCTTGTTGAAATAGAAAATTCTAGAATAGACGAAATATTTGCAGACCTTTAAAAGGTGGTGTTAAATATGGCAGATAAAAAAGAATATTTAGGAGAAAATGGAATAAAGCGAATCGGACAAAAAGTATTTGAAAAAGCAATTAAATCTACAGAAATACGAGAAATAAAAATAGTTACAGAATATCCAGAAATTGAAGAGCCTAATGTGTTATATATGAAGGTGGTTGAATGAGAATTTCAGATATGAAAGTGAATGGAAAAACCGTTCAAGAAGCTAAATTAAATAATAAAATTGTATATAGAAAAGAAACAAGTGTTAAGAATATAATATATAATGCAGATTTTCGTTTTGGAACTGATGGATTTAAAAAATTTGTAAATATGGTTGTACAGCAAGAAATAGAAGATGGATTTGTTGCTTGGGTTAAATTAGATAATACAAATGCTAGAACTTCTATGATTGTTCAATTAACAAAAGATTTAATTGCAGGGCATAGATATTATGGACGTGTAACATTTAGAGGAAGCGAAGATACAATGTATCAATGGCAACAGCAACTTAACTCTCCTAATCTTACACAATCTTATGGAGAAAATAGTCCAAACGAAGTAACTATATCTACAATATTTGCAGAAATAACAACACAATACAGATTATTTTATAATATGACTGCTACATTTGCAAATGCAGAAAGTAAAGCATATGTTAAAGATGCAATGTTAATAGATGTAACAGATATGCTAAATAGCGGATTAACGGAAGAACAAGTTAAATCTCAATTGGATGCAATGCCATTTTTTGCAGATACTACACCTCCAGAATATGTACAAATTCAAGTATATAATAAAAATAATACATCAAGTACAACAATTACAAATGGAGAAACAGTTAGGATATTGGCAACATTTAATACAGAATTAGGAACTTTACCAACCTTATCTATTGGAAAACAAAAAATACTAATGAAAGCAACTTCAGATGGAAAAGGCGGAATTATATATCAAGCAGATATAACAATAGCTAGTGATAATATTATGGAAGAAGGGGTATTGAAGTTCACAATTAGTGGTTACACAGACAAAAATGGAAATGAGGGAGAGAAAGTAACAGAAGCTAATGCGAGAAATTCATTAACATATTATGTGTAAGATATTAAGAATTATAAAAAGAACATTAATAAGCTTAATGCTGTTAATGTTCTTTAATTTGTTTATATAAAATAGGAGAAAATATGGGAGATACAATAATTGTTGCAATTATTACAGTTGTAGGAACAATTGCAAATACATTGATAAGCAAGAAAACTAATAAAAAAATAGAAAACATAAATGATATAAATAATAAACTTGATTTTATGCGAAAAGAAAGTAAGGAAGATATGTTAAAGCATACAGTAGATGCAGATAAAACATATTTAATAAACTTTCTTTCTGACTTGGAAAATGGGGTACCAAAAACAGAAGTACAAATAAAAAGAACCTATGAAATATATGAAAGATATGTTAACAATGGTGGAAATTCATATGTGCATGATAAATGGGAAGAAGTAAAAAAATTAGGATTATTATAGAAGGGAGGAATTGAGATGACAGTAGAGATGTTTTTAGCTTTATTACTTGGCTTTTCTATATTAGCAAGTTTAGTAACAGAAGCAATAAAGAAGTTATTTAGTGCAGATGGAAATATAACAGCTTTTGTAGTAGCAATAGTAATAGGTTTAGTAGGAACATTATTATATTATCAGTTAGGAAGCATAGATTTTTCAACTAACAATGTAATCTATGCTGTTTTAATTGGTTTAGCATCTAGTTTAGTAAGTCAATTGGGTTACGATAAAGTAAAAGAAGCTATACAAAAATTTATAGTATAGGAGGTCGAAAATGAAAAATAAAAAGTATAAGATTTTTGTAGTAATAGTTATAGTTATAATATTATGCTTAGGTGTTTACTTTGGTTTGTCGACAAGAACAGAAATAACAGAAACAACACAAGGAAATACAGCAGAAAATAATGTACAAACATATGAGATGACTAATGAGGATATAGAAGCATTAAGTACAACAGAAATAACAGAGCAAACAGAAGCAGAAGAAGAAGAAATAGGAAAAGAACAAGAAGTAGAAAATGAAGAATTTGAACTACAAGGACAGATTGCATACGAAGGTTCTAGTCAATACCCTCAAGTAAGTCTAGGTAGTTATTCTGGTCTAACTTATTATTCACAGATAGATTCAAGATGGAAAAATCATATGTATAGTTCTGTTTCAGATAGTTCTCAAACAATTGGAACATCAGGTTGTGGTCCAACTTCTGCAGCTATGGTGGTAACAGCTATAAAAGGAACAATTACTCCACCTGAAATGGCTGACTTATTCGTAAATAATGGATATAGAAGTGCATCAAATGGTACATATTTATCTGCTTTTCGTTGGGTAGCTGATGTTTTTGATATTGGATATCAAGAAACATACAACTTAGATATGGCTGTAAATTTATTAAAAGATAATAACTATTTAATAGTATCTGTAGGAAACGGACTATTTACAACAGGTGGACATCTTATGGTTATTACTGGTATAGAAGGAGATACATTAAAGATTTATGATCCATATCTTTATTCTGGAAAATTTGAAACTTCTACTAGAAGAGGTAAGGTAACCGTTAGTGGAAATACTGTGTATTGTTCTGTAGATAATTTTAGAAGATACGCAAACTATACAAGATTTTTTGCATATAAGCACGATGGAAATATACAAGAAAATACAGGTAATGTAACAACATCTACTTATACTAGATACGTAAAAACAAGCACAGGTGTAGGGGTAAATGTAAGAAGTGGTCCAGGTACAGGATATGGTAAGGTAGTAGCACTAGCAGATGGAACAAGTGTTATAGTGTATGAAACATCTGGAAATTGGTCTAGAATAGGTACAAATAGATGGGTATCTTCTGATTATTTAGTATCTACATATACAAATTCAAATGTTTATAATACAATAGGACAAACAAGAAAAACAAAAGCTTGTTATTTATATAGTAATTCTAATTTATCTGGAACAAGATATACTTACAAAGCTAATACAACAGTAACTATATTAGATAATATATCTAGTTCTGTAGATAAAGTTAGAGTAAATGCCACTGGAAGAGTAGCATATATAAATACATCGAATTATACTAGTTCATCTTCTACTGTAACTAATACAGTTGGACAATATAAAAGATTAAAGAACAAAACTTATTTATATAGTAAGAGTAATTTAACAGGTACTAAATATACATATTTACCACTAACACAAGTAAAGATAATAAAAAATGTATCTTCTAGTGTAGACTATGTTTATGTAGTTAAAACTGGTAGATATGCTTATGTAAGAAATAATGTTTATAAGTAA